TTTTCCACTAACATTTTAGATTGATTAGTAACAAATTGTGCTTGTTGAGTAGCTCTGTGTTGATTTGATTCTTGAGCTAATCTGTTTTGTTCTTGTTGAACTAACTGCATCTTTTTATTTTGTTCTGTGTTTTCTGCGACTCTTACCGCATAAGCTATTGGGTCATTTTCCTTTAATATTTGTAAATCTTCGTCACTATTCTTACCTTGCGATAATATAGATTGTACTTGATTTAACCTGTGAGCATATTGCTCTCTTAGATGCTGTGCTTCTTGGATTGCTTTAGCTTCTGATTCTACAACTTTACGTTGCTCTGCTAAAGTTTGACTTTTCTTGGTATAGTCATCGCCTTTCTGATATCCAGTTACAAGCTCTTCTAAGGTGACATCTTTCTCTTCACCACCAGCTTTAACTCGATAAGTCTTGCGTTCCTCTACCTCTACTTCGTCTTCTTCTGAGTCTTCATCGTCTTCATCAGTATCTTCTGGTTCATCTTCTTCAGATTCCTCGTCTACTTCTTCTTCCAATGCTTCTTCATCAGTTTCCTCAACTGCTTCCGTTGCCACTTCTTCATCTTTTACCTCTGGTTTATCGTTTGATTCCTCGGCATCTAACATTTCAGTGAAAACATCCGTTGCATCTCTTGGAGTTTCAACTGAGTTAGACTCTTGGTTGATTTGCTCTGTCATAATTCTTCCTTATAATTTGCTATTTAATGATAGCTCATTTTACCCATTTGGGTAATAAATTAGTGCCCTGAGACCCCTGTAAAATGGGGCTCTATTTTGGCTGATATTTGCTGTGAGGCATTTTAAGGCTCTGTGTTGATTTAGCCCTACCTACCCTACACGGAATAATTTAAATCGCTCCTAGAGCGTCAAATCTTCCATCTTTTACTGTCTATTTTCTTTTGGTCTGCTATGGATTGTAAATGAGCCATTATTTCGTTAATGGTAGTAATTCTCATGTAAGCTATCTCTCTTACAGCTGTCTCATCTGCTTCACTATTACATATCATATCAATGTGCATAGTCTTTAGCTCGTCCATTGCTTCTTTAAAGCTATCATCGTTAATAATGTTAGCTATTCCTTCATGATTCATAGTATCTCCTTAGTTATTATTCCATCCGTAATCCATCTCTCTTTCTTCTCTAAAGGTATTTTTATCTCTTTTTATAGTGCCCTTATCTTCGCCTAACACCTCTAATGATTTCTTACTAGGGACTTTTTTGAGGTTTCCAGAGTCAACCTGCATCATTGATTTCTTTTGTAAGGCTTCAATATTTTGGTTAATCCATGTTACTAAATTTTCTTTAGCTTTAAGCTCTCTTTTCTTATGAACACCAACAATTCTTCTGTTTTCTACGCTAGATAGTAATTCTACTAACTTATTCATTTTATAATCAATATTACTTCTATCTACACCAGTTGATGTATCTCCAGCTCTTCTTGTATAGTTTACTGTAGACTTTACAGACTTAATAATTTTCTTGTGTTTAGGGTCTCTTACATCACCTGACACTAAACTATTGTCTATTTCACCTGCAGATTTAGGTTTATTTGGTTGCACGTCTTGAGGGTCAAAGTTTGAGCCTGTGCCTACATTTTGGTTAGCATCATTTGCACTTGCTGTATTTTCCTTTACAGTCCACTCTTTTTGGTCATTTTTAGAAGCATCAAATTCAGGAGTTTTGCCATACTGCTCAACAAACGCATCTTTTTGGTCTTGAGACATCTTTTTAGCTTTGGCTATTGCATCTAAGTTTTGTGAGTCTGCAAAAGCACTATTATTAGTAACGCTTCCAACCTCATCTCCTAATTCTTTAGCTACAAAATCATCCCATTCTGAAGGGATTGAAAGACCTTTTGTCAAAGGTGCATTTAGTTCGTTAGCAGGTTGCTCATAAACATTACCATTTATATCATTAACTTGCACTTTAGGTGTAACTATAGGATTGCCTAGTTCATCATATTTTACAACATCTTCTGCTGGGCTACCTAAGAAAGAATTAATTGGTTTCTCATTGCTTGCTCTTGTTATTCTTTTTTCTTTACCCTCTATAATCTCTGTTATTGGGTCGTTAGCAAAGGCTCTTGTAGGTGGTAAGTCGTCATTAGGGTTTTTTGGAGCACCTGTAGGGGCTTCATCACCAATTCTTACCATACCTAACTGGCTATTTGCTGAACCATCTGCAATTTTTCCTAATCCTTTCATTCCAGCTTTTGCACCAGCACCAACTCCTAAAGCATCCACACCTAAGAACATCATGTCCATATCATCCCAAAACTCTGTTGGTCTGTTCTCATTATGTGCTTTTATTGCTGTTGGAGCGTTACCTATTAAAAAATCACCCATATTCATTGGGTCTTCACCTCTTATTGGGTTTGGACGTTTAGCTCTCATTTCATTCTGGTGAGTGTTACTAGCTTCTTTTAGACTCTCTAACCAATTAGCAAAGTCATTAACTTTTTCATTGCCTTGCATAAGCTGTCTGCCATTCAGTGTTCCAGCCATAGGCATATTTTGTTTTGGGTCTTTTGCTATAGAGCCTAAAAATTCATTAAGTGGATTAGGTTTAGCTTGCATATCTGGATAAGGAAGGTCCTTTACATAACCATCTTTTCTCTTTGCATAAGGATGGTCATTTACATAACCATCTTCTGTCATTTTTAATAGTCTATCAAAAAAATCATCCATTTATATTCGCCATCTTATCTACAGCCTGTATCATATTTTTCATGTCCTTATCTGCTATTTCTGAGTGAGAGTTTCTTTCTTTAAGCATAAATTCTGCTTTTTGTAGTTTCATCTCAGCTTCAAACTGCATTTTTTGAGACATAAGGTTAGCAAGGTCTTTTTCTGCCTCTAATGATACTTTGTCAGCTTCTAGTTGATTCTTTTGTCTGTCTAGCTCTAAATGCTGTTGTTCCATTTGAACTTTCATTTGGACTTTTTCCATTTCTAGTTGATTTTTCTGAGCATCTGTTTGTTGTTTCATTTGTGCCTTCGCTATCTCCGCCTTTGCAATAGCTTGTGATGCCTGAACTTCTGGTGGAGTCTTATCCTCTTGTGCATCAGCCTGCATGACTTGAGCCATGGTTGCATCATCAATCTCTTTAATGAATTGTGCATCATCTCTGTAACCTGAAGCGTTAATGAACTTAGCTAACGTTTGTCTGTACTGTTTTAAGTCTACTAAAGGGTTAGCTAGTCCGTATTGTTGTAATACTTGTTCTTGCTTAGCTAGTATCATTTGTAACATAGCAATCTTCTCACTGCCTGTTCCGTTACCAAGACCAACGTTAATAGATACATTGTACTGATTGTCCCATTCACGAGGGTCTATGTTTAAAGGTTTACCATTGATTGCCATAGCTCTAGGTTCGTTCTGATACTTACACACTAAATGTAATATACCTTGCATTAGATTCTTAACGCCTGTGTCTGCAAAGATACGAGCAATTAACTCTAGTTTACCTTGTGACTGTGCTGTCATGGTAGCGACTGCTGTTGCACTTACATTCTGTAATACGTTAGCATCTAAGCCTTGGTTCATATCACTCACGCCTGTTCTCTTAGCTTGTACACCATCTAGGTACTCAAGCATAGGGAATGACTGTCCTGCACTACTCTGCACTTGCATAGGGACAATAGCGTTAGGGTTCTTCATGCGAATAATTCCGCCTGCCGTACTATTAAGTAAGTCATCCAAGTTTACTTGACCTTCCACCGCACCAACTCTACTGTTGTTAGTGAGGTAAAGGTTATCAAGCATTTGTCGGGTAATGGTTGACTTAATGAACTGTAGTTCCATAGTCCTGTCTGCCATAGACTGACCATAGAATGTATGAGGTATTGGGAAAGGACACAAGCTATAGAAAGGTACATAGTCTATTTCTTCGTCTGCTAGTATCTGTTTGCCTGCATAGCATATTCTGTGCTTCTTAGCCATACCATCTTCTTCACCAATATCTATATAGCACTCATAGTAAGCTATTAAATCTTGGCTTGGGTCTGTATTATTAACATCAGTATTAGCAGTATCAAATTCAGCTACACCTAGCCCCACCTCATCATCTGTAGGTAGCTCTGCTATTATATCATTATCATACCCCATAGATACCAAGTCACTTCTAGTCATCATCTTACGCTGTGCTACAAACCTAGCATCTGATATGTTATCAGCGTGTCTGTCTATCATGAACTCTGCATTGCTTACATTTTCTATTTTAACTCTACTTGCATCTACTGTTTTCTTTAGTTTAACGTTGTATAAGATAATTGGTGGTACTTCCATCATTAATGGTTGACCCATCTCATCTAACTGTGGTTGTGGTGGTAGTGGTTGCCCTTGTTCATCAACAGCTGGTTGACCCATCTCGTCCATAAAAGGTTGAGGTGGTGCTGGTTGTGGCTCTTGTGGGACTGGTATTTCTTCTTTTTCTACTATCTCAACTGAAGGCTCTTGCATTAACATACCTAACTCTTCTTGACTTAGGTTGTAGTATTCTTCTTCGTTAGCATCTTTCTTAACATCCCAATAAGCCTTTACTACACCTACCTTATTAACGAGTGCATCCCAGAACCAGTTATGCATAAGAATAGCACCACTGTTATCTTTATTAAATATGTGGTTAACATAGGCTGTTACGTTCTCTGCTACAGTTGCATCACCATCATTCTGTGGTGTGAACTCAACTACGTCTACTGATTGTGTGAATATCTTTAAGAGCTGAGGCATTGCACCATCTACAGCCTCTGCCACTTCTCTTGTTGTCACACTAGACTTACCTGAGACTTCATTACCATAAGGTCTACCTAGATAATAGTCTGTTGCTTTTTGGACTTCCCCATCTACTTCTTGGTAAGAATTATAGCTATCATCAATATAGTTATCGAGTAACGCCTTTAGTTGTTCTTCTGTTAGTTGCTCTGCCATTTAGTTTTATCCGTGTAAGTAATTTGTTATGCCTAATAAGTATATCGTTAAGGCAGTAAAGTTCATTGCGATTAGTGCTTTATCCTTCCATACAAATGATATATATACCCAACCTATGGTAGGTAGCACCATCACAAATAAATTATAAGGATATACATTGCTGGATGTTAATATCATACCTAATATGATAAGTATTGAGCTTATCCATTTTATACAATTCAGCATTTGTTCTCCTTTTATGTATTAGTATTTTGAGCCTAAGTAGTTGTGCCCTTTGTTATAATTTTGCATTATATCTCTCATGTAGTCTCTTTCTTGTGGTGTATCTGTACCCCTACTTTCTAGTGGGCTTTTTACAGAATCAACAAACTGCTGTAAGAAATCTCTTTCAGTTGGTGTTTCTAATCCTGTGTTAGTTTGAGGCATAGGAGTCATTTTAGCTTTTTGTAGGGCTTCATGTTGTGGCATAGGTATCATAGGCATTGTAGGCTCAGGTGCTTGTGGCATAGCTACAGGAGATTGTAGGTAGTCCCTTTCACCTTGGTGTCTACCCAGCTGTTCATCATACGCTGACTGTCCACCTAGTAAGCCCTGTAGATTTTGTTTAAATTGCTTATATTCCTCAGGAGTTATTTGTCCATTTTGTAGTGCTTGCATTAACAGCTCATCATTCATGTTTGTTCCTATAGGTATTGTTGTTTATAGCTCTCGCCATCAAAGGTTGTTTCAAAGGGCTTACCCCAATCTGTTCTCTTACCTGTTGTCGATGAAGTGTCCATACCCATTGCTAGGTATCTAAAGGCATCGCTTCCATGAGAAGCCCAATCATGTTTTGGCTTTTCCTGAAATACATTAAGCTTATCGTTAAAGACCCTTCTATAATTACGAAGACACTCGACGCCATGCTTAGTTGTTTGTTTATTAAAAAAGGTATTGGGTAACATCTTTCTTACGCCTTGTATACCATCTTCCACTCCATGCTTAGGACATATGTCCATATTCAGCCCTGCTTCTGATAGGAACTCATAACGGCTTTTACCTGTTTGAAGTTCTCTCACTGCTACATCATGGGGCATTATATGAGTGTAATCCATATAGCCCTTTTCCTTTAGCCATCCAACGTAATGGTCCAGACTTTCACCTGAAGCTTCGTAGTAATCCATGACCCTTATCTCACCGCCTATTGTCTCAGCAACCCATATACTAGTGCTGTCTGACATCCCTAAGTCCCATGCTGTAAACTTAGCAGTCGATGCTTCTGTTGGTATCTCTCTTATATGGTTCTTATCACCTAAGTCCTTAATCAGCTCACCATAGTAAGAGCCAATGATAGGGCTGTCAAATGAGATTTCGAACTCCTGATTATACTTCGATTCACCCATTGCCTTCTTAGCGTCTTTAAGTTCTGCCTCGGGTATCAGTCCCGTCTCGCTTGCTTTAAATTCTTTAAGTATCCATCCATCATTAGAAGGGTCATCGGCGAAGTCCCTTAGCTCTTTGAAGTGGTTGGAACCTTTGGGGGTCCCGATAAAGAGAGCCCATCCTAAGCGGTCAGAGAGTGCTGGTCTTAGGACCTCAGTGAATAGGGAAGGGTGTACGTCTCCATACTCATCTATGACGACTCCGTCCAAATACAAACCCCGTAAGGCGTCGGGTGAGTCGGCTCCATATAAACTGATGCGTCTACCCATAAAGTCCACCCTTAACTCTGATTCGTTAGCGATGCCTCCTAGCGGTCTCGTGTAGTCTTTGAGATATGCCCATGCTATTCTTTTGGCTTGCGAATACGTCGGAGCGATGTAAGCCAATTGAGGACTCTCTCTCGTGCAATTGAGAGCCGAATGGATAAGCTGATTAACAGCGAGAACAGTTTTCCCCATGCGACGATGACACACCGCGATAGTCCATCGATTGTCTTTAATAGCTTTATGTATTTCCTTTTGAGGTTCTCTCGGCTGATAGCCTGTCTCAACTGTCTCAATGCTTTGGTCCTCATTATCTTCATTTAGTTTGTTTTCCATGTCACTCCCCTATCTATTACTTATTAAAAGCTCACCATGAGCTTTATATGAGCTCTGAGCGTTAGTCGCTATCAATCCCTGTCACTACCTTGACTGTGGTAGTTCCTTCATTGTGAATTGTTTCAGTAGCTTTACCATCCACCCTGTCCATGACAATGTTAGCTGATATATGCGAGTTGTTTCCTTCGCCCGCATCTTCTACGAGCTTCTGGCATATCTTGTCGAGCTTCTCTGGATTCTGTTTAAGAATCATCTTTAATCGCTTAGCAAATAGCCTGTTTTCTTTGCTTGAATTGTTGTTGTTTTTTGTTCCGCTCATAATCGTATATTCTCGTATCTATTTGATTTAATTAAATATTGTGTAATTGGTGGAGGGTTTTAAACTATCTCAGGAGAAGGAAGATAGTCCCTCCGATATTAAAAAATTATTTGTTCATAACATACATTGTTATCTCAAATCCAAATCTCATTTCTGTTGCTTGTGGCTTGGTCCATGTATTCATTTGTGTATCCTTTATATAATCGTTAGAAGATACAAGGTGAAATGAGAGAGAATTAATCTCAAGTCATTCGTGATGTAATAAATAGGAAAGTGAAGCGAAAGGCTCTCTCTCGGAGTGCTCAGTTATTACCCCCCCTTCCTATACCTAAAGCCTATTTTGATTTCAAATCTCAAATCCCTTGCTATGAGAGGCTCTCAGGCTGTTGGTGGGGTACACGGATTTAAGAGGGTTATTTTATGATATAACTAGGGGTTTTTAGAATTAAATTGAGGTAAGCAAATCCCTTGCTATCACTGCGATTGCGGATTTTTTGCATATATAGTGAAGGCAATAATTAACCACAGGAGAATAATATGAAAATGACTAGACAGCATTTTGAATCAGTAGCAAAAGTATTAAAGGAAACAAAAGCAACTAACTTTCAAATTCTTTGCTTCGCTCATGAGTTTACCAATTTTAACTCAGCTTTTAATCTTGATAAGTTCCTAAAGGCTTCAGGATATCAGGAAAAAGAAACAAATTGAGGTAAGCGAATCCCTCTCATAGCAAGGCAAGGCGGATTTTTTGCATATATATTGAAGGCAGTAACTAACTAAAGGAGATTATTATGGAATACGCATCAAAAAGAATACAAGAAGTTTTGAAGGAAGAGGATTACATGCAAGTTAATTTACACAGGGCAACACAAAAAGGACTGGCTCAGACTTTACAATCTGAGTTAAATATAGCAATTAAAAAAGTGAATGAGCTTAATGAAAAACAGCAACAGGCTCAGTTTGATTATGAATGTTTAGAAAATAAACTAAAATATTTAAAATAGGTCGAAACACTCGAGAGAGTGTCTCAGGTTTTTTACCTGACTGATGAGACCATCGGAAAACAAAGGAGATTATTATGAAATATTTAAGCGATGAGATTAACATGGATGATGAGTTCGACTATCTAGGCGAAACATACTACAACCCATTAAAAGAAGCGGTTTATGATTCATGGTGGGACCAAACACAAGGGGAATAATATGAAATACAATAGAAGCGATAATATTTACATGGTTAAGAGAGACGTTAACAGCTTCTCTCTTAGCTTTGCCAATGAGCAAGATGCGGAAGATGTTTGTATTCAATTTAATCAAGACTTGAGAGATGCTTATGGGGATGATTATCCCAAGGAGTTTTATGTTAAGCAGTCCATGCTGTACGGGGCTGAGGAAGCCGAAAAATTTAAGACTAGCAAACAATCAAGGCTTTATTTTTTAAAAGGAGATTGATATGTTAACCAACATGAAATTAAATAAGATATTAAAATTTGAAATTCAACCTATCCCAGTGAAAATAACTTATAAAAATGGGACAACCAAAACTATAGATGTACCACAAACTGCTTTTGTAGGGCAAGGGGGACACGAAGCCGTGGAACTTATGCATACCTATGTAAGCCAATTTATGGAATCAGAAGTAGCTATTCACAACCAAGGAGATTGATATGAAAGTAATATTCGATATGCCCAAAACAGTGCACCCGAAAACACAGCTTGCCATTCTTTTCAAAGCCTGGCAGTCAGGGGCACTTGATAAGTGGGACGTATACCCAAAGGCTCGCGAGTTTATGGATAAAAGAAAGGTAACTCTTAAAGATGTTATTGAGTTGGGTGCGAAGTTTTGCAATATACCCGAGGGAGTTATTAAAGAGCGTATGAGATATATGAAACAATTGAACGACCAAGTCATGAAGTCGCATGACATTTTAAAATCAGAAGGCAAAATTAAAGGAGATTAATATGAGTATCATTCAAACAGTTAACAAAAGTCAG